GCAAGCGCGCCGCGCACATCGACAACCCCAACACGTTAGCTCGTGACCTCGCCGCGCTCGCACGCCGATTCCAGGACCTCGATAAAGACATCGAGGAACTGGAGCAGCTGGAGCAGCAGTACGGGGCAGAGATTGAAGGAGAGCACCATCATGAAGAAGATGCCCCCTTCGACCCGTCCAATCTCTGAGGTCGCCGCACAGCTCAAGATACCTACTGGAATTGTGGCGACCGGTTGGCCGTCCATTGCTCGGCAGCTCATGAAGATGAGCTACCCGCTCGACCCCTGGCAGATTGATATTGGCAAGCTCATCTTCGCCAAGCGCAAGGACGGGTTCTACGCCGCAGGCGTGGGTGGCGCCGCGCTGAGTCTACCTCGACAGGTCGGTAAGACCCACATGATTGCTGGCTTCATCTTCGCCGCCTGCATCGCTTCTCCGAACACGCTCGTCCTCTGGTCGGCGCACCGCGCTCGCACCCACAACGAGACGTTCCAGTCCATGCAGGGCATTGCGGCTCGCCCGGCGGTTGCCCCGTTCATCTCCCATGTCCGCCGCGGTGCCGGTCAGGAGGCCGTAGAGTTCGCGAATGGTTCACGAATTCTCTTCGGCGCTCGTGAAAGCGGCTTTGGTCGTGGTTTCGCAAAAGTGGACGTCATTGTGCTTGATGAGGCGCAGATTCTCACCGAGAAAGCGCTTGACGACATGCTCCCTGCGACCAACGCGGCACCGAACGGATTGGTGCTGATGATGGGTACGCCGCCGAAGCCGACCGACCCGAGCGAGGTGTTCACCCGTCATCGCGCCGAGTCGCTCGCTGGGGACCGCGACAAGCTCTATATCGAGTGCGCAGCCGCCCCCGGAGCTCGAGCCGACGATAAGAAGCAATGGGCTAAGGCAAACCCCTCATACCCGACACGAGTCAGCGCTGTCGCAATTGAGCGCATGCGCAAGAACCTCACTCCCGATTCATTCAGGCGTGAGGCGCTCGGAATCTGGGACGAAGCCACAGCAACCCAGTCAGCCTTCACCCCTGAAGCTTGGCACGCATGCGAGGGCGAAGCCCCCAAGGAGGGCCGCACCGTGTTCGGTGTGCGATTCTCTCCTGACGGTATGGAGGTTGCGCTCGCTGTCGCTCGCCGCCCGGATACTGGCGGCCCATTCTTCATCGAGGGCCTGCGATCTGAACCTCTGTCCAATGGCACCGGCTGGCTCGTCGACTTCCTCGCCGAGCATGCCTCCCGCGCTGCCCAGATTGTTATCGACGGCAAGGCGGGTATCGGCTACCTTACGCACGCGCTCCGTGAAGCAGGCGTGAAATCCAAGACGCTCATCTGGCAGCCATCATTGGACCAGGTCATTGTTGCTCACGCAACGGTAGAGCAGGCAATCATCGGCAAGGACCTCGCTCACAGTAACCAGCCTGAACTAACCCAGCAGGTGCTCTCCTGTACCCGCCGAAAGATTGGCAACCGAGGAGGTTTCGGTTGGCAGGCTGCAGAGGGAGGTAGCGTCACGATGTTTGAAGCTGCCACGCTGGCTTACTGGGGCGCACGCGTAACCAAACGCAACCCCGCACGGAAACAAAGGATTAGCGTATGAGTGACTTCTTCCCTATCCCCGCCGATGGTGGGGATATTTTTACGCCCACCGAGTTGGCGCAGCTACGGCTCATGCGAGACCAGCTACAGGCCAAGCGCGCCAGGAACCGGGTGCGACAGAACTATTACGACCAGCGTGTAGGACTCAAAGATCTGGGTATCTCGATTCCTCCGCAGCTGCGGAATATCGATTCGGTGCTCGGATGGCCTGCCAAGACCGTGGATGTGCTTGCTGACCGTATCCGATTTGAGAAGTTCATCTCGACTCATGAGAGCAATATCGACCCGTTTGGTTTGAATGAGTTGGTGGCGCAGAACGATTTTCAGGAGGTGTTCGCCCAGGCGGCATCCTCCGCTCTGATTAATTCGTGCGCGTTCATCACGGTCACTCAGGGCGATACTGAGGCGGGCGAGCCGGAGGTTCTTTGGCTGCCGCGTAGCGCTCACTGGGCTACTGGACTGTGGGATCAGCGCAAGCGCTCGCTCGCCGCCGGGTTGTCTGTGACTCGTACGGATACGGACGAGTTTGGGGACGTGACGGTGCGCGAGGTAACCGTGTACCTGCCGGATAAGACGGTGGTGCTCGGGTTCCCTGCGGCTGGTGAGCGTACTGAGGCGACCGCCGTTGTGCTGCCGAACCCAGTGGGGCGTCCTTTGATAGTTGCTCTGGTGGTGGGGGCTGACCTGCGCCGCCCGTTTGGGCGCTCACGGATTACGCGGGCGGTCATGTCGCTCACGGATTCGGCGGTGCGTACGATTGTGCGTTCCGAGGTCGCGGCGGAGTTTTTCTCGACGCCGCAGCGCGCTATTTTGGGCGCGGACCCGGAGGCGTTGGAAGCGTCGAAGTGGGACGCAGTCATGTCGAAGATGCTCGCGATCAGTAGGGATGAGAACGGTGAGCTGCCGCAGATTCAGCAGTTCTCACAGATGTCGATGCAACCGCACACTGAGCAGTTGCGACAGTGGGCGGCGTTGCTGGCGGCAGAGTCGTCTATCCCGTTGGATGAGCTTGGTTTTCCCTCTGATAACCCTTCGAGTGATTCAGCGATTCAGTCGCAGCGCGACCCGTTGCGCCTGGCGGCGGAGCGCTGCATCAGGGGGTTCCAGTCTGCGTTGCGTCAGGTTGCTGTGCTGACGGTGGCTTTGCAGCATGGGTGGGAAACTGCCCAGGAGGCAACAAATGTACAGGCGCACTTCGCACCGACGGTGCATGTATCGGATGCAGCTGCGGCGGATGCTGTGCTGAAGCAGGTGCAGGTCATGCCGTGGCTCGCGGAATCCGGCGTGGTGTTGGAGAAGCTCGGATACAGTGCGGCGACGGCGGAGCGGCTCATGAGTGATAAGCGGCGTGCCGAAGGCGTCCAGGCTCTTGGGTTCTATAAGCAGTACAAGGAACGCAAGGATGCTGAGAAGGCGCAGCGGCAGGAGAAGCTCGCGAAGCAACCGCTGGGTGAGTTTGAAGTAACAGAATAACGGAATGATAGCGAGGTACCCCCGGTATGGACATGCAGGATATTAGGTACCTCGCCGAAGGCTTGAACGGTATCGTGGCGGAGGCTACAGATCTGTTTGAGGCACGCATCAGGGAGCTTGTTGAGCAGGGTGCACCGTGGGAGCTGGTGCGTGAAGAAGCACGCCGCATGTTCATCTCACTGGTGGACGGATACCGTGTGCAGGCTGAAGCTTCGGGGGAGGAATGGTACCGGTATCTGCGGGAGCTCGCTGTGGGGGAGGCCGCAGGGTTGCCTTCTGTTGAGGTGCCGCTGGTGGAGCGCAGGAAGTTGAGCTCTGCTGTCTGGTGGGCTTCGCAGTGGCTAGAAGAGCCGAACGTGGATGTGGAGCGTGCACTGGCGGTGCTATCCGAGCGACTCGACCAGTTCATCAAGCATGCCGGGCGTGAGAAGATTACGCAGCTTGCGGTGGCAGATCCGGCGGCGAAGCGTTTCGGGCGTGTGCCGGTGGGTTCCACCTGCACCTGGTGTGAGATGCTCGCTTCGCGCGGGTTCGTCTACACTAGCCCTAAGAGCGCCGGTCTGTTTATGCGGTTCCATTACAAGTGCGATTGCCAGGTGGTGCCCGGGTTTGAGGGCAAGAACCCGGTGGAGGGTTACGATCCTGGCGTGTATAAGGCTCGGTATGATGCGGCGCTCGCGGCGTTGCGTGCGGAGTCGAAGCCTGGAACACGCTTTGTTGATCGGCACATGGCGGTGAAGATGGGGGAGATGTTTCCCGAGGTGTACCGCCGTAAACCGGCGGATCAGGTATGGGCTGGTGAGACTATCCCTCTTGGAGATGGTGTTGCTGCGCGTATGGCGGCAGAACACACCAAACAGGATGCTCGAGCATTACAGCGCTGGGCAGAAGGTAAACAGTCAGATGGGACACCGGATTATGTGCGGCTGCAGAAGGCGATTCTGGGTGAGGTTCCCTGGACTCCTGAGCTGAAGAAGTTTCGTCGTGAGCTGGATAGCGCAATTGACCGGTCGGTGGCTTTGGAGCCATTTACGGTCTCGCGGTGGGCTCCGTTGGAGACTTTCGGTGTGGGCAAGGTTCAGGAGTTGTACTCGCTTCGGGGTTCTTCCATAGAGCATAGACCGTATATCGCTACTGCTGATAAACCTAGTGGGGTAAAAACTGGCAGCGGACGAGTTCAGATGCGCGTGTATGTTCCTGCAGGGTCTGGGCTTGCGCCGGTATGGGAACACACAGAGAAATATCGGGGGCAGCGGGAAGTTCTGTTATTGCGCGGTGGTATGCTTGACATAGTAAAGGTCAGGCGTATGCCTGACGGTTCCCCGCTGATTTTTGCATATTATCAGGAGATTCCCCATGAGTAGCGAGATCGCAGAAGAAGCTTACGATTATCGTGAAGACCCTGAGTATTGGCGAGCTCCGTTCGATTTTACGAAGCCCATATCTGATGCAAATACTCCGGAGGGGTGGATGCGTGCTGAGTTGAATGGGCGTTTTTTTAATGCTCCGGTGGCACGCCCCGGTGCCGAATATGAGTGGGGTCTGGCAGAGATTAAGCGTAGGAACGAAGCTAAGGAATTCCCCTTCAAATATAGCGAAGTAACCAGCTTGTATCGTGAGAAGGTAGCTAATGGTGAGTTGCCAGATGTTTATGCTGGCACTCCATACGATTTGGCGCTTCTGCCTTTCTAACATAGTTTCCCCTTCCGCCCGGGGTTTTGGGCGGCATAACCGAATATAGAACATATTTTTACAACACCACCCACCACACAACCACCGATCACGAGCTAAGGACAACGATGAGCCAGCCGAACTTCCCGCCCGCCCGACTCTTTGACGCTTTCGCCAAGCCCGCCTCCACAGAACAGCCCGCGAAGAAGGGACTGCTCGGCAAGCTGCGCCTGAGCGAATCCTCCGAAGAGGACAACTACACGACCGTCATGCTGGTCGGCTTCAACTCCGCGAAGGAACCCCCGGGCAACGGTGAAGACGCCCTCGACGTGATTCACCGCGCGTTCGACCCGTGCGATGAGAGCCCCGGCTTCGACATGGACGACTTCTACGACTATGCTTCCGTCGCCCCGCAGCTGCAGAACAGCGACGACTCCGAATCCACGGTTCTGGTGTGGCCCAAGATGTTCTACAACAGGGTCACCATCCCGGAGCGCCGCCTGCGCCTGCTCGTGG